GAAGATTTCCAACAAAAAAATCAATTACTGGATTTGTAGGTTCTTTATCTAAAGATGAAATAGATTCTATCGCAAGTAACGTTGGAATACCTAATGAAATAAGCAACATTGAAAAACAAAAACAAATATCAAATAATTTAGCAAAAGAAATTAACATTTAATATTATGAAAAGAGAAGAATTAGAACAAATAATTGCCGACACAACAGTTAGTCAAGATATTAGAGATGATGCGCAAGCTCAACTTGATAAGCTAAATAGAGCCGAAACAAGCGAGAAATCTAATGGAGTGGATGAAGATATTGTATTCGCAGTAAAAGAGTTCAATAAGGTCGTAGAAAAGCTATCACAAGCAGGAGTAAATAAACAAGAAGTTACCGACATCGTAGATGAACAATTCAGAACTGCAAAATTCGGGCAAAACAACTTGGATAGTTCAGTATTAGATTTGATTGGAAAAACTCAAACTGTTCAAATTGTAAACTGGCAAAACGTAGTCGTTAAGACAAGTGATGGTAAGAAAAGAAAAATATTTGATTTGATGCTTTCTGATTTTGAAGCAGGAAACAACGTTTACTTATATGGTGGTGCTGGTACTGGAAAAACTTTTATCGCAGGTCAAATAGCAAAAGCATTGAACTATAAACTGATTACATTGAACTGTAACCAATTTACATCTCCTTTGGATATTATTGGCGGTCAAACCATTGAAGGGTATCAAGAAGGGCGTGTAACAGATGCGTTTGGTAACTTGTTTTTACCAGAAATAAACAAATCTACTGGAAAAGAATATTCTGGAGCGGTTCTTTTATTGGATGAGCTACCTAAATTAGACCCAAATACTGCTGGGGTATTAAATGATGCCTTGTCTAAAATAAAAGACCCATCTGAAAAAACAAAAGATGGTCAAGAAATTGCTCCTACAATTCAAAATGGTAGAGGAACTGTTATTAGCAAAAAAAATGTATTTGTAATAGCAACTGGTAACTCTTTGCTTAACGAAGCGGATGTTAATTACGAAGCTAACTTTAAACAAGATTTATCTTTGCAAGACCGTTTCGCAGGAAGTACATACGAGCTTATCATTGACCCACAATACGAATTAGACAATATTATGTCTAACATAAAGGTTGGAGATGAAATAGCTTCTTTCACATTCATTTTTAATTTCTTGTTTAAATTAAGAAAATCAATTGATACTAACAACTTTGCAGGTAGAGCTTTCGTTTCTCAAAGGCTTATGGTTTCTTTTAGAGATACATACATAGCTTACAGATTGAACGAAAAAATGGGAGATAAAAAAATACCTTTCCCTAAAACGCTACAAATTGCTACAAAAACATTTTTGGATTTATTTACACCTCAACAAAGAGCAGTATTAGAGCAAGATGTAGATGTTAATCAATTCTATAATTTGATTGACACTAAAAACAATTTACCTTTATCGAGTTTGACATCTGAAGAAGATAAATTGGAAGCGAAATTATTGATACAAAATTTTGAAGATAATAATAAAAATAAAATAATGTAATGGCAGTAGAAGCTAAAAATCATCATATTGGTTTTGGATTTGACCCTTACAAGTGGATTGAAGATGGTATCAAGATTGCCGTAGATAATAATTTAGGGCAAACTCCATTAAGCAATTTGGTAAATAAAGATGGCGTTCCGAATAAGGATTATAACAAATATGGCTATAAGGCGAACTCAAGTTTGTCTATTGAGCAACAATTTGATATTAATTCTGGATTAGGTACATTTTTAGATTCCGAGTTGATTGGGAAGGTAAATGATATGTACACTAATATTTCTGCCAAATTAGATTTAGGTGGAGATATTAAGCCATCAAGAATTAAATTCACAGACAGACCTTTGGGAATATTTACTTTCTCACAAGCATCAAAAGGATTGATTAGACCAGTAGAGTATTATTCTAAAGAAGATGATTCTGTAATAGATGCTAACTTGATTTTTAAAGGTAAAATAAATGAATTAGAATATTTTTATTATTTAAAAGATTCGGAGCAAATTATAGTTGAAAGAAGGCAAGAAGGAACTACCGAAATGGTAAAACACTCTCCGTTTCTTAAAGTTATGAAAGATGAAGTAAGCGGATTGTATTTGCCTTATGATTCAGATGGTAAAATAGTTATAAAATCAAAAGGGTATGCTTTAAGGTTTACATCCACAAATAAAAAAGTGTATGCTTATAGAACGAAAAGCGGTGGTGGTATTTCTCCTTATGTAGATTTATACATTGCAAGTGGTCAAAATTTCAATTACGACCCAGAACAAATGCTTATTCAAGCAATGCCAAATATTTTATTGGCAAGAATACTTGAAAAAAGCGGAGTTAAGGTTAGAATTTTCGGTTACTTTAATCAAGATATTAGCAGTACTATAATTGATAAGTTCTTTATGATTAAAAATTATGGAGAGCCAGTCGATTTGAATAAGATATGTGTGTTTTTAGCAGACACAAGATTCTTTAGATTTTATCTTTGGAACGCTTGTACTGGATGGAATTACGACATAATGAAGAAAAGAGGTTATGGCGGTAGTGATGGTAGAATGATGTCTACTGAAACATTTAACAGAGAGATTATGCCTTTTGTTAGGAATTATGTTTCTTATAAAATTTCAGCAGGAGAATTTCCATCACAAGTCGTAAATAAAAAACTAATGTTGTTTGGAGGTTTGGATGTTAGTAGCGGTCAAAATTTTGACACTCAAAGAACACAAGACCAAATAACAGATAGATTTTATTCTTTGATTGATTACGTTCAACTACAATTGTCTAAAAATCCAAGAGTAGTATTGCAGGAAATTATTAAAAGAGAGAAAGAAAGAAACAAGCCAGAAGGAGAAATCAAAAGGTATATTAGAAACTCGATAACAGATGTATTAACGCCTACTAATGGAGTTCAATCAGAAACAACCATCGAGCTTAAAAACAAGTTAGATTCTGGTAAAATAAACAAAGAGGATTACGAAAATAGATTAAGAGTTCTTATTCAGCTTGACACGCCAGAAGAAGCCGATTCTATTATAGAAGAAAGAGAAAAGCTCTTTTCTATTTTAAACAATTTAATGCCTTAAAAAATGAATGTAGAAAGAATATATATTAGAAAAGGTTATTTAGTTCTGAATAAGATTTCAGAATTAAGTGGTCAGTATGTTTGCATTGACATACCATTGGATACTCAAAAGATAAATACTGGAGATTCTATAAAAGCAATGGTAGTTAAAAATGTAGAACAATTAAAAGGAACAAGACCATTTAGCATTAAGACCGAAAGTGAAATAATGGAGGATGTTATACTTTACGGAACAAGGCAAAATGACGATGCTTTTAAAATAGCTATGGGAGATTTAGTTAAGTTCAACTTAAATAAATATACTGTAATTGGAATCGTTGTTAATAACTATGCTCAATGGAATATACCTACTCCTTTTATGTTTAGTACATTTGATTTGATAGGCGATTATAAATCATTGTTTAATAGTCGTTTTTCAGATGAAGAAATAAACTCTAAAATAAACGATAATTTCCAAGCAGGCAAGTACGATAATCAAATGACAATACCTTTGATTAACGTGGACAAAAACAATCCAGAAGTAAGTGTTGTAGAAAGAACTCCAACTGACGATGAAGTTCAGTTTCTTATTGGAAAATACAAATATGATAAAGATAAAGTTCTTACTGCTAAAGAGGATGTTTTTATAGACACTATAATGCGCTCAAATAGCTTGCAGATAGATAGTTTAAGAGTTCAAAGTCCAGAACTATACAAAGGGATGCAAGATATGTTGTTGTCTGTTAATAACGCTATAAACGCAAAGATTAACGGAACAAAAACAACAAGAGTAATTCCAGTAGAAGTAGCAGAAGCAGTAGTAGAAGAAGCAGTAGTAGAAGAAACAAACGATTTGTCGTTTTTAGATGATATTGATGGCGTTTTAGACCTTTCATTTTTAGATGATATTGATAATTTAGTATAAAATAAAAAAAGTATAATTATGACACTTAAACAAAAATTTGATTCGATAGACCAATCGAAACTTAATTCAGACCAAAAAGACTTTTTGGGTAAAATCGAAAAAGCAACTAAAAATTTTACTTCAGATAATAAAGAAGTAAACGACAAAGTGGAAGGTGCATTAGATAAAATGATTGCTACTTTCAAAGAAAAGATGCCAGAGGTAATCAAAACCAAAGAAGCAAAAAAAGAGCCTAAATCAACTGCTAAAAAAGCAACTGCTAAACCAAGTCAAACCAGTAGTCCAAAAAGAACTGTAATGTCTGTTGCTAAAGAAATTCGTAAGGATGGAGAGAGTTGGGCAGATGCTCAAAAAAGAGCAAGAGCAGAAATCAACAAAGACAAGAAAAGTGCTGAAAAGGAAGTTAAGACTGAAATGCAAAAGTTAATGGCTTTCATCAAAACAAGAAAAGAGCTTGAAGGTATTAGCGGAACTGATTTGGGTAGAGATTCTGTAAGACAAGCCAAACCAAGAGGTAGAAGAATTTCTAAAGATGGAAACGTTTACTATGAAAACAGAGAAAACCGTATAGATAGACTTGCTCCTAATTATCCAAAAGATGCTCCTATGTTGAAAAAAGGCGGTATGTTATCTCCAAGAGAAAGATACAATCTTGAAATAAAAGGAATGACTGGTGTAAGTGTTGGTGCTATTGAAAAATACATTGACGAAAATGACTTGAACGATAACGATGTTTTGAATATTGTTGTTGGATTAGGTAGAAAGCAATTGAATGGAGCTGATGTATCTACTGCAATGGTAGGTAAAAAAGGAAATGCAGAAAGCAAAAGACTAATTCGTTTTGTTAAAGATGATAAAGCAATGAAAATGGAATTAGGCGGAAACGTTGGAGGATATGATTTAGCTGGTCATTTAGATGGAACTTTTAATGTAGGTCAAAATGATGGTGCATTAAGTGGTGTTACTGGAACTCAATATAGCGGATTAGTTGGAGAAACTGGAGCTATGTCAAGTGGAGAAATGTTTTCTCGTGGCGGTTCGGTAAGAAACGAAAGACGACACGTTAATCATTCTCAAAAACACGAAGTACGATACGATAAAAAACATCCAAATCCAAAAAGACACGGATACGGTGGTATGAAATATTCAGAAGGCGGAGATTTCCAAGCTGGAGTTTATAACGAAGGAGGTTCTTTAGAAAATCACGGAATTAAAGAGGGAGATACTTTTGTTAAGACTATTTCTGGCGGAATCCAAAAAGTAAAAGATAAAGATGGAAACATTGTTTATATCAATTTAGCAACTGGAGAAAGAGATTCTCAACCGCCTTTGCCTTTTGACGATGGCGGAGAGGTAACTTACTTTGTAAACAAAGATGGAATTAGAGTTCGTTCAGTAGCAAAGCCAGATAAAGAATTAAGCGAAAAAGAATGGATGGAAAAACATAGCGAATCAAATGAAGCAAGAGCTTATGCAGAAGGTGGAGATATTGAAGCGTTTTCTATGCGTATGGTAAAGGTAGCGGAGCTAAACCGACAGAAGTTCTTACAGATGAAAAATCAGTTAAATTTGTAAAAGGTGGTTCTTTAAGAGAAAAAAGAAACGAGTATCTTTCTAAATTAAGCGATAAAGAAGCAGATGTTTGGGATAAAATCGGTGCTAATTCTGGTACAAAAATTCGTGGCGACAAAAAGATGCTAAAAGCGTATGCCGAAGGAGTTGAAGAAATGCTTATAGATGAAAATGTTCAAGGTAGAAGTTTCGACCAAGAAGATTACGACTTTTATACAGACCAAAATTCTCATTTATTTAATGACTTCCTTGTATGGAATGGATACTACAAGCCAGATATGACTGTTGTAGAAAAAAAATGGAGAGAAAAAGCATTTAAAGAAGGAAATATTTATGTATCAGACCCAGAGGTTATTACTGTAAAAGGAGTAAGTTCTTCTGAAAAGAAGTCAAAAGACTACATACTTCACGCTGATATTAAATCCGTTACTGTTAATCAAAAAGGTATGAAATATACTTTTAAAGGTAGCGATGTGTTAAATGGAGCTAATGTTTTGGCTAAAGGTAGTTTGCTTGAAACAAAAGCAATTTACATTCCTAAAAGAGATGTAATATCTATTGAATTGAAAGATGGTAGCAAAGTTAAACCTTCAAACGGATATTGGATTAAAAAGGATGCGAGTGGAGAGCTTTTTAAAGCTGAAACTGAAAAAGCAGAAAAAGGAGCAGTTGTCAAAAAGAAATCTGGAAATCCTAAAATGAAAGAAGCTATGGTATTAGCCAAGAAAATCCGTAAAGATGGAGAGAAATGGACTGATGCAGTAAAAAGAGCTTACGCACAAGTTAAATAGCAAAAAAAATCACAAGGTATTAAGTTTTAGTAATTTAATGCCTTGTTTTTTATAATTTGACTATATTTGTGAATTAATTAAAAAACTTTAAAACAAAATACTATGGAAAAGATTAAAGAATTATTAGAGAAATTAGATAATAAAGTTACTGTTTCTTTAAATAAAAGATTAGATGGTTTAGAAAAATTAGAAGAAAGACTTGCGTTGGCAAAATCTGAACACGAATCAACTCCGACAGAAGAAAGTCAAGAAAGTTTAACTGAAATAGAAAACTATGTAGCGGATGTTACAGAAGATTTAATTGAAGATTTAGAGGAATTATTGGAAAAAAGACAAGCAACTCCTCCTGCTCCTACTCCTGCTCCTGCTCCAGAACCAACTCCAGCGGAAGTGGTGGAAGAAAAGGAAGAAAAAAGCGGAATGAGTATTTTCGGAATAGCATTGGGCGTTGTTTTGCTTGTAGGAACTGCTGGAGCATATAACTATTTCAATAAGAATAGATAATAATGGCATACAAAATTTTACCATATTCCTTTAGAAAGGCAAAAGATTTGGGGGTGGAAATCAAACCATCCTCAAACCTATTGAAAAAAATTGATGTTTTTAAAAATGGTAAAAAAGTAGCCAGCATTGGCGCAAGAGGTATGAATGATTATCCTACCTACTTGGCAAAAGAGAAAAAGGGGTACTATGAAAAAGGGTACGCTTACAAAAGACGAAAACTGTATAAAGAAAGACACGAAAAAGACCGACACGTTGTAGGTAGTGCTGGATATTATGCCGATAAAATTTTATGGTAATGACTAATAAAAAGAAAATACTATTAATAGCGACCACGATTGCAATTGCAGTTGGTGGTTTTGCCGTTACTCAATGGTGGGTAAAGAAAGTAACTAAAATTAGAGGTGGTATTGCTATTAAGCAAGAATATACCGAGCCTACTGATACTCAACCTTTAACAGAATAGTTATGTATAGTACAGTTATCATAAAATATCCAGATGTAAATAAAACTTATGCAGAAAGTTCAAAAGTGAATTATTCTCAATCAAATGTAATTATAGCTAATGTTGCTTTACTAAAGTCAATATATCTACAAAATAAAACTGTAATTAATAAGTGGGGAAAAATATTTGATATTGACAACTCAATTATTTCAAGTTTTATTGTAACAGAAAGTGGAGGTAAAGATGCTCCGCCTAATCAATTTGGCGCTACTGGAATTATGCAAATGACCGCACCAACTGTTTGGGAGATTTTGGCTAAATGGAAAACTATTGTAGGCACGAGCTTGTCAACTGAAGCCAAAGCATATTTTGACAAAGTATTACCAGAAAGCAAAAACTTCAATCCTAATGTATTGCCGAGTTCTTCTGTAAAGAGTAAGATAACTAAATTATTACAAAGCAATAGAGAATTTTCTATCGCTTGCGGTGTAGCAAACATACGATGGCTTTTAGAAGCGTATTCTAACGGAATTACTTCGCCTATAAATAAAGTTATGGTTTCTTACAATACTGGATATTACGGGAGTAAAGACAAAATAAAAGGTAATCCTACAACTTTGTCTATGGTAAACAATAGGTCTATTGCAATAGAAAGCAGAAGTTACTTGTTAAAGATGTTGGGCAAAAATGGTTTTGTTCAATTGTATTTTGAAAATAAAATGAACGAATTGTAATATGGCTTTAATATACGAAAATAAAGTACCAGCATCTTATAGAGTTGCATTTGTAGAAAAGGTAAAAAAAATATCCGCTAATTTAGGCATTGACCCTAATTGGCTTATGGCTATTATGTATTTTGAAAGCGCAGGAACGTTTTCTCCAAGCATAACTAACAATATTGGAGCTACTGGATTGATTCAGTTTATTCCGAGTACTGCTAAAGGATTAGGAACGAGTACAAGCGCATTAAAAGGAATGACCGCAGTACAACAATTAGATTATGTTGAGAAATACTTAAAAGTGTATAAAGGGAAGTACAAATCTTATATTGATGTGTATTTTGCAGTTTTCTTTCCATTAGCAATTGGTAAACCAGATGATTGGATAATTCAAGGGGCAGGATTAAGTGCTTCAAGCATATACAATGCAAATCCAGCTTTCAGAGTTGTTAAAGATGGCAAGTTAAGAGTTTGGGAAGTTAAGAAGGTTATGTTGGAAAAATTGCCTTCTGAATGGATTAACGATGGTAGTTTCGGATTAGCCGTTAAATCTTATAAAAATCAAATAATTATTGGTATGGTATCAATAATTTTAGGAATAACATTGTATTACAAATATGGAAGAACTAAATAAAACAGAACAAGAAGAAGTAAAGAAAGAAGTAAATACTCAAATACACAAACATCTGTCAACGGTTTTTGTCGTAGTAGGTATTATTTCTTTTTCTTTGGGAGCTATCGTAAACTGGTACACTATTCAACGAATTAAAGGAGGTAGAGTATGATAATTAGCGGAAAGGTTTTAGATAGTGCAAACGAGCCATTACATTTGGCTAATATCACTATCGTAACTGGTAGCCAAACTAACAAATTTGGTACTACTGCCAATGAAAACGGAGATTTTGAATTAGAGAATAATATTATAGATAATGATTCTCAATTTAGAATTAGTTATTTAGGATTCAGACCGCAATACTACAAAGCAAGTGAATTGCAAGGTAGAGTAATAAAAATGGAAGAAGATGCAATAGAACTTGATTCGGTTGTAATTTCTCCAAAAAGCAAACCGACAAATATAAAATTGTCAAAACCAAGCAACATAAAACAATATTTACAAGAGCATAAAGAAGTTTATGCAGGATTAGGTGGTGTTATAGGAATAGCATTAATTTTAATATCAATAAAAAAACTAAAATAAATGGAAGCACCAGCACCAGCTACTCCAGAAGTAGCGCCAGCACCAGCACCAGTAGCAACTCCAGCACCAGCACCAGCACCAGCTCCACAAATGGAATCGGGCGGAGCTATGGAAAGCATTGCTAAACACAAAATGAATACAAAAGACATCGTAATTAGCTTATTGTTAGTTGCAGTATCTATTTATGGAATTGTGTATTACAGAAAAGCTATCAAAAGTCTTGACGAAACTCCAACTTTGGAAGAATTTGACAATATGGCTGGAGATATTGAAGAAGTAAAAATAAACGTTAAAAAAGCGTTAGGTAAGAAGTATCAAACTATCTAAAAAAATAATATTATGAAAAATATGACGACAATTCACGTAGGTTTATTTGCAGGAGGAGTTTTAGTAGGATATTTACTTTCAAAGTATATGAAGAAATAAAGTATGGCTTACTACAAAATAACAGAACAAACTACTCTTAACAAATTCGTTCCAGAAAGAATTAATATCTGGGGCGGTATTGGTGTTGAAGTAGTTTCTATTTTAGAAAAAGGGGATGTTATAGATGTAGTTAAAATTGATTCTACCGATTACGAAAAAGGTATGATTAAGGGCAAGTACTATTTTACAAGCGATGCAAACTTTGTTGTGGTAAATGATTTTGTAAATCCATTGACTGACCAAGTTAGTAAAGAGGACATTGCTAAATATACTTTAAAAAAGGTAACAAGCATTACTGAAAAACCAGCGCAAGCTATAATGGATATTATAAATCCAAATTCAGAACCTAAAATAGATGCGGTAGCTATTTCAAAAGCGATAGCAGATGCAAATGTAATAAAGCCATCGGATGTTATTACGACATATCAAGGAGATAATCCAATAAGTAATGAAGAATTGATTAAGCAATTACCTCAACCTACATTATATCAAAAAAGTAAAAATTATTGGTATGTTCCAGTAGGTATTTTAGTTGCATATTTAGTTTACAGAAAAATAAAGAATAGAAATGAAAAATAAAAAAAGATTAGCATTGCAAGTTGGTTTAGTTGCGGTAATAATTTACCTTTGGCTAAATAGAAGTAGAAAGAAAAAAGCAATTGCAGAAGCAAAAGCAGGAGCAGGCATAGAAGCAGGAGCGGTAGCTAAATCAGATGTAAAGCCAGTAGCCGATAATTCGTCTAAAATTATTACATCATCTCCAGCAGAAGAATGTGGAAGTCCTTCAAATCAACCTACTGGAAATTTAGGTCAAGTTGAGCAAACAATTTCATTAACTCAATCAAGTGCTAATTTTAGCGGTTCAAGTCGTCAAGCAATTAAAGGACAATATTTTAGATAATATAAAAATGAATATAGACCAAGCAAACTATGGGAATCCAACTATTCAACAAAAAGTATTTCTTGATGAAGTAGGCTTTGTTGATGATTTGTTTATGAAACTCAAAGATGAGCCTTTTCCAGCAAACAGTTCTGAACTAACAAAAGACGAATTGAATGAAATCGTAGATTCTTTGAACTCAATTTCCGACAAAGAAAATAAGGCTTATTTGAACAGATATAAGGCTTATGATAGAAGCATAATTCAAGTTTTAACAACTACCTTAAAACAAAAAGGTATAGACATTGAAACACTATGCGAAGAAGTTATTATTGATATTAGAAATTTGATATATAAACTCAAATACTTTTATCAAAGACCAAGACCTAATCAATTGGCGCAATACTACAAGCTAAAACTATTTCCTTATAAAAGTTATAGTGCTGACACACCATCGTATCCATCTGGACATACTATTGAAGCGTATGTTATTTTGAACATAGTAGCAAATAGACATCCTAATGAATCAAAATTCTGTAAAGAATTGATTGATGATATTGCGTATAGTAGAATTTATTTAGGATTGCATTATCAAACCGATAACGACTTCGGTAAAGTCGTAGCCAAAGAAATTTTAAAACACCCCAAGTTTACTCAAAAATACGGGATATAATATGGATAAAAATGAAACATTTAGAATACGACCTACAAAAATCAATTTGTAGGTATTTAAGTTACCAATACCCCGATGTAGAGTATATGTCGGACACTATTGCTAACTTAAAACTTACCGCACAACAAGCCAGCAGAAATAAATCTATTCAAAAAAATGGGTTTAAATGCCCAGATTTGATTATATTAGAGCCGAGAAACGGATTTCACGGACTTTTTATCGAGCTTAA